TCCTCTTGACTGCTTCGTCCAAATGATTTTTGAGCAGCCCCCTATCGCAATGGGGGTTGTCCCAATGCAGGTCGGAAATTAACAAGAACTCCTGCCCGCTTTGGCAGGTGATGTCGTGGATGTTTCGGGAATGCTTAGTGGTTGGTAGAATCATTGCAATAATTTGAGGTTTGCGTTCTCGGCTTCAAGGGCTTGGATTGTGTTCTCCAAACTCTCTATCCGCTGACGCAAAACTACAAGTTCATTGCGTAATTCGGTCAACTCTTTGTGCTGGGCCTCGGCGGTTGACTGCCACATAGCCAGCACCGCTTGGGCTTGCTTGACCTGGAGGGAATCCGCTTGGAAGCGTCCCCGTGTCAGCCAAGCAACTGCACCGCCGACGATTGCGGAGATGGACCCGATGATAGTGGTTTCTATCAGGTTCACGCCTTCGGTGCTTCGGGTTTGCCCTTTACTTTCTCTACGGCCATCCAACCTACTGACAACAAGGTAATTATCGCACCGATGATTTCGGTCAAAGTTGCGGTATCAATGACACCTTTGGCGACGAGTGTACCACCGATAAATGTTAGCAGGTGGCGGAGCAGAGCGATGATGGCTGATTGCATGATGTTAGGTTTGTTAGGGTTGCGCTTAAATAGTCCCATGGTTGTAAATGTTACTTGGTTTGCGGTGTTGCAAATTCTTGGTAATCTGCGGCGTATTGAGAGTCCCAACCGAGGAAGGAATGCACTCCGCAAGGCATGGGCCAAACTTGATGGCGCACCCAATAACTTGGCTCTTCGCCTTCCCATAGGATGTCCACGCAGTAAGCCTTCGGATTGTCGGCGTTGACTCGGCCCAATTCAACACAGGTATTTGGCGAGGCTTCTGCATCGTAGATGGTGCGGAAGTCAGCGTAAACGGCAAACTCGTATTTTCGGAAGGTGGCCATTGTTAAAGGCTTGTGAGGGCTGCGAGTTCAGCGTTGGACAAGCGGGTGGTATAGAGAGCGGCATCAAGGATGCGGAGTTGTTGGTTTAAATTATATAATCTATTTTGACCTAAACCTGCCCTATTAATACTAACGGAGGGCATTGTTATAGTGCTTGAATCCGTTTGTGCCGCCGTGCCATTTAGTGAAATAGCAAAATCACCGTTTTTATAGGCGATAGCCAATTTATTTACGCCTGTTGGATAAGCTCCTGCTCTTTGGAAAATTAACGCATTTGCAGATGCCGTTCTAACAATGAGCTGCACAACCGAAGTACTTCTTATACTCATAAAGAATCCATTACTCGTACTGCCTCCATCAAGACTTAAAATATCGGCATCTCTATTATTAAAGTCAACGGAAAACTCCGCATAAATCGTCCCCTCCGTCTGACCGATAATACCGCTGACCGCTCCGCTGACCAAAACCACATCTGCGTTGCGGGTGACTGTTGCGGTGGTGGTGGGGATGTAGGATGTTGCTACCGAGCCTGTTTCAAGTTGTGCGCCCCAAGCATTGACCGTGCCGCTGGCTACGGACAATGGTCTTCCATTGCTTATTTGCGTACCAACCCTAAATCCAACTCTTGGGGTTGTTGGCGTGTAACCCATTAACACAGTCATTCTGCAGCGATACCAACCGCTACCGTAGTTTTCCATTCCAACACTTTGAAGCGTGAATCCAGCACCAGTTGTTCCGCTTGCGCCTAATGTCCCTTCGTTGAGGTTAAACGCTTGACAAACACCGCTCCCATAACTTGCAGCATTTTCGTCAAAAACATTGAGTGAAAATCCGCTTGACAATGCGCCAAATTTTCCGAAACAAGAGAAAGTGTAAGTTGAACCACTTGCAAGCGTTGCCGTTTGACGCACCCGTGATGCGGTATTTGTCGCTTGAAACAAGGTCGCATTTGTACTTCCACTTGGTGAAATAATCCCTGATGTTACTATTGTGTCTGCTGTTATAGTCCATCCAGTATCAAGGCTAACCGACCCCGATAGCGTATTCGTAGCCGCAGGCTCAACCAAAAGCGCAGGACACCCAACCGTTCCACCGCTTGCAAAGTAGTCCAACCTCGGAATCCCCGAAGCCACCGACTCAATCAGTCCGCTTGCGTTTACACGGGTTGCGTTGGTCGCACGGGTAACCGTGAAGTCCCCCGCTCCGCTGGTTGGGATTTGCGAGTAAAGTTTACCCGACTTGAATCGGGCGGGAACGATTAGAAGCGAAGGTGTCGGCATTCTTAGAAGTTGTAAATCGTAGCAAAGCGACCGAACAGGCAACCGCTGACCGCCGCCTCTGCCGTGGTTGCTCCATCCACATCAGCACGGGCATTGAACGCAGCCCATGCCGAAGCCGATAAGCCACCGCCTTGCAGGGTGCTTAATGGATAGCCGTAGCCGTAGCCGATGAACATTGCTTAGAGGAAGGTGTATCCGATGACGCTACCCACCGACGGAGTGACCGCCGTAATCTTGCCGCCGTTCCTTCCGCTGATGACGATGCCAGCGGAAATAGATTTGCCCGACATTGCGTAAGCGGTTAGCAGGTTTTCGCCTCCTGTACCCGTGAGGGTCGTGAAGGTAGCGGCGGTGTTGACAACGATGAAGTCAAAGTTCTCGCCCGTGACAGCAGCGTCCACGAATTCCATCGTGCCGCCCTGGCCGAGCATTTGTTGTAAGATTGGAGTTGGCATTTTGTTTGGGTTGCTTGTAAGGGTAAATGTATCTTATGAAGGAATTTCACAAATGTTGTGGCCGTATGGCAGTTGGAATGACATCGTAGCCACCCACCCCGCCGTGCGGTCGTCACGGCTCTCTACAAACCTCGTAAGGCTGACGCTGGTACTTAGGGTCCACTCTTGCGTCGGGTCGTTTGTAAGCGACGATATGAAGTCCTGGGCGATTTGTAGTTGGTCGCTCAAAACCTCGTCTTCGTTGTCTTGCCAACCCAGCGTCGGACTGCCCGAAACCACGCCACCCATCGTGGCAATGGATTCCACTCGGTCAGAGAAATAGACACCCACAGTAAGGTTAAGGCTACCCAAATCCGTACTCGCACTTTGAACATCCGCAAAGACGAGCGGATAGACGATTCGCTCACGGCTTGGGGTTCGCAGGTTTATCGTGTTGTCCGTTCCGATGGCAAGCGGGTCGCCCGTTCCGAACGAGTTCACCTGCGGATGAGCATTTGCAAGCGCAAGGAGTGCTTGCTTGATTTTTATCCAAGACATATTTTTGGAGTTTCAGAATGTTTTTTGCGTGTGCGCCCATTGATTTCAGCAGTTGTTGCAGTAAGGGTCGTAACCGTATGGCCATGGTCTATCAAGCCCAGCACCACGGCGGAGGGTTCTTGCGTCAAGAGCCATCCCCGTGTTGTAATTGGTCCCGTTCGGATAAATAGTATCAAGGGCCGATGGCGGTGAGTTGAATAGCGGATAGTTGGCCTTCTGCTCCATCAAGTACCTGGTGATTCGCTCCGAGTACCACTCGGCATCGTTCTTGACTTTGTCCGTCAATCGGGTAATCTCGTCCATGGACATTTGCGAAGATTCCTCGCTGGTTCTGCGGACCATTCCCTTGTTCATGTATTTAAAGGCCAATACCATGGGTAACTCGTAGTAGAGCCATTGCACCATTGCGGGTTGGATGTAGTCCTCCAATAGGGTGGTGTTCAGGGCCGTTGTCGTACCGCTGACCACCTGCCCCACCATTTCGTTGTACAGGGCCGAACCGACTATAGGCTGAATCCGCATCTCCTGCACCTTCACGATGGTAGGCCGTATCTGCGTAAAGGAAACATTCTCGTTTATGACCGAGTTGTCCAGCAGGGTTTGTTCGCTGATAAAAAGTGCCTTCATGCTTTCGTGATTTTATTGCCTTTGCGGATGACGAGTTGCTGCTCCCACACATGGCGGCATTGCGGCCTGTTCACTCCGCTGGCCGTGTGATACCATCCACCACGGCGGTTCCATACGCTATATCCCATGATGTTGGAGATGCCGTCAATATCGTCCCGTGTGTACACCTTGCCTTGGTCAGCGAGGTCCAGCATCACCTTGCAGAACTCACGGCTGGTTTTTTTATCCTTTTTGCTAAACCCTGCGGCCCATGAGTATTTGTAGCGGACCTCCAGCACGGGTTCGGCCACTTCCTTGATGTTTTTGGGCAAGCCCTGCTCGGCGATTTGGTCCACGGTACGGGCAATGGGGTAACGGTCTTTTGTAATCAAGTACGCCACACGCTTTGCGACCTTGGCCTTGCTGACCCCGAACTCCTTGGCCATTTCTTCCACGCTTGCGTCACGGTTCTTCTTGCGGTAGGCTTCAATTTTTTTATCCAGTTCCTTCTCCTCCTCCCCAAGTTCGGCGAAGGCTTGACGCACTTGGTCGTCTAAGTCGGTGTCAAACCGCATTGGTTTACTGTGCATGACAACATACTCGTCGCTGCTGCTTCCAAACTTACTGGCGACCACCTCTAAGACCTTGAACTCCTCGTCCCCCCATCCGTAGTCCTCGGTGTCTTCTTCGCCCCATGTAGGCTCGCTGAAGGCTTGCTCTTGCACACCGAGCAGGGTGTTCACTTCTTCGGGGGTTAGACCGAAACCAGCGGACAACATGGTGCGGGCCATCTCCAAGGTAATTTTTTCCTGCGCATAATGGCGGACGATTCGCATGAGGTTTTGGTACTCACGGCCCGACAACTTCTTGATGTTGTCGTTGCCCATCATGGCGGGGGTTTGCGGTTGCTCGTCGGGTTGGGCGTTCGGTCCAACGACATCCGAAGGCGTGCCAGCGGGGGTCATCAGTCCTTGGCCCTCTGCCTTCGCAGGAAGCGATACAAGCGCGCGGATTTCATTGGGCGACATTGACTCCAGCACCTTGTTTGCAACGAGCGGAGAGAGGCTATTAATGGCCGTAATGACATCCTGCACGCTGCTCTCGGTCTTGATTTCAATGGCAGGCAGTCCCGCCTTCTCTCGGAGTTCGGTGGGTGTCATTGCTTGAATCATCGCAGTTTCGCTTAACTGCTCGGTGATAGGCTCCACGGGAATAAGTTCCATCCCCTCCACTCCGTTGAACGAACCCAAATAGTTAATCATTCGCTCCACCTTCCGCACACGGTCATTCACATAAGTCGCTTTGAATAGTTCGTACGCCTCCACCAGTTCCTGCCGTCCACCCAGTTGGCCCTCGGTCTTCACGCCAAAGAGCATGGGGTTTACGACACGGTGGCTGATAAAGATTTCCGATTGAATGGCTTTGTTCAAAATCTCAAACTGCTTGTCCATGTCGCTCGGCGTGAGCGGTTCCAAGGTGGGAGCCTTGCTGACATCATCGTTGAAGGTCACAACAAAGCGACCTGCATTGTCGGTCCCGCTGAACTTGCGTTTAATCTGCCGCTCAATGTCGCCTTGTTCTTCGGGTGTCGGGATGCCGTTGTTGAAGTTGATTAAATACCCGCCCCAAAAGTTGTTCCGCAGGTTATTGTTGTGGAAATTAGCCACCTGCACATCGGCCTCAATCCAAGCCAACCCTCCCATGTATTCGGGGAGGGGGTAGGACTTCACGCCTGCAGCATAGACCCTGTAATAGAACAACTGCTTGCCGATGCGGTTGTCTGCATCAAAGGCGGGGATTTTCTCTACATCCCCGATTTTGGGGTAGAGTTGGACCATGGCATCGTCGTACCAATCGGCCACTTGGAACATCCGCTCGTCCTTGTCCACTCGGATTTTTTCAAAGGGAATATGCTCCATCTTGGCGATGGTTCCCATCTTGTTCCATGTGACTGCGACCGCAAACCCGTTGAATAGTTCAAGGTCAAGGACGAGTTTTTCGGTGATGTCGTTGAGGTCGTCGTGTTCGGACAAACCATCAAAGAACTTGGCGTAGCGGGCCTGCTGCTCAACCGTCATCTTTTCACCTGGCTGCCAGCCTCCGCCGACGATGTAATTGACCTTCCCGTTGACGATAGCGTTGTGCTTTGAACTGCGGCGGTAGTTGTCAAGGAGGTAATACGGGTACTCGTTGAACGCCCCGTAGGTGATGTACTTGCCCGCTTTGTTTTCAAGCATCACGGGGACTTTGTGTTCAATACCCAACCATTGGGTGAACGATTGTTTTATGCTGCTCATAGCGTATGGACGGTGAAGGATAGGGACATAATCTTGATAGCGATACCCGAATCTATAGCGTTGATTAGGATGGTAAACTCGTCATTGACTGCACCTTGCAAAACCGCTTCGGTATACACCGCATGGCCGTTTGAGTGCGTGGTTGTCAAGTCGGTCATTGACTGGTTAATTGCGTTTCCGTTCTTGGCGATGTATATCTTGATTTGATTGCCGTTGCCCTGTGCGAATACCATACTTGCCGATACCCGAAGCGACGCATTGGTTGTGCCCGTGTAGGTGATGGAACTTGTGGTCCTTGTGAAGTTGTAGGTAGTCAGCAGGCCCGACTTCATCGCAGAGGTCAGTTTGACTGCACTCCCTTGGGTTGGGGTGAATGAAGTGTCCGTGTCAAGATAGAGGTTCGCAACGCCCCGTTCTCGGTCCAAGGTGGCGGTATCGGCAAGGTCGTCAAATAGTCCACCCACACGGACGGCGGTATTGGCTGCGGCGGTTGTTTCGTTCGTGATGGTTGCGGCAGATGCCGTCAACTGACTTCGGGTTTGTACGCTCATTGAAATGTTTGGTCAAAGGTGGAATCAAAGATGCTGACAGCGCTTGCGCCGTAGACATTGTACTGGATTGTATTGGCGAAGGTGTTAAAGGTTAGCGAAATTACTTGGACATACGCCAAGCCCGTTTCAACCACCGCAACGGCTGCACCAACCGTGGAAGAGGTATCGTAAACTTCATACTTATACGACCCTGTTTCAAGCGACCCCACAACGATGGAGAATTTGTCATAGCGTTCGGTGTAGTTGGAAAGGTTGGCCGATTTCAGCAGCGTGAAGTCGGTGGTCAGGTTCTTGGCGATGTTCATCAGCCGCAAGATGTAACGGTCCCCTGATGAGGCCCGCTGCGTCCAAGTGACGACGATGGTGTTGGTGGTGTTGGGGGATAGGTAAATCACTCTATTCCCAAATGTAGAATCCGACCGAATTTCACAATTTGCGACCGATGGCTCGGTAGAGTTCGGCCCTCCGTTCAGCGGTCTTGGCGATGTCAAAGCGTTCCCGCACATCCTTGGACAACTGCATGGCAAGTCCCTTGGCGTAGTCGGGTTCGTTGACGAACTTGCGGACGGCCTTGTACCAAGCGTCTTTCTTCCCGTAGGGGATGAGCAGACCGTTGTGGCCGTGGACGATTATGTCCGTGTAGGGAATGGTTTCGGATGCAATGATGGCCTTGCCCATCCAGCCTGCTTCCACGACCTTCAGTTCGCTTTTCAGCCTGTTGAACTTGGTATCACGCAGGGGGGCGATGGTGGCGTTAATGAAGTTGTACCCCCCGACATAGGAGTATATATCCGCCGCTTGGATGCGGCCGTAGTTCTTGTTCAGCCCACGGCAGGACAACATCTTTTCGTAGTCGTCGTAAACGGCGTTCCCATCGTTCCAACCGCCGAGGTAGATTTTGTATCGCCCGTCAAGGGAACGGTCATGGGCAAGCAGGGAAAACGAATGCTCCACCAAGGCGATGTCCTCTTGGTGCTGCGCCCCTCCAAACCAGCCAATCTTGAACAGGTGCGGTTCGGGTTCGGCCGTCGTGTCGGGCAAGTACTGCTGGTAAGCCTCGTAGGGTTCGTTGGGGAGGATGGTCACGGCCTTGTTGAGCAGGCGTATCTTCTGCGCCAAGTGTTCGGTGGTCGTGGTCACATGGTCAGCAAGTCGGATGTGTTCTCGGATTTGCTCGTCCAACTTGGTGTCCAGGTAATGCCGATACATGATATGGCCCGATTCCAAAACCCAGTAGTCGTCAAGGTCCAAGATTACCTTCGCCCCAAACGCCGTGAGAGCCTTGTAAACGCCACGAATTTGGTCCAAGGTCCCTTGACACCACAAGCGATTAAATAACCACACATCAACGGTCTTTAGGTCCTCGTCCTTGACATTGGCGATATTATCAACGCAGACATAGTCAAACTCCGTGAAGTTGTCGCCAAGGTAGGCGTTCGGCATCTCCAAGCGGTAGAAGGAACACCCCGTCGGGTGGGCGTTGTAAACGATGCAAATTCTCATACCCAAAGGTACAAAAAAAAAGGGCCACCCCGTGAGAGATGGCCCTAACCACTAAACCATGCGGGAGTATGAGAACCCGCAGGTCAAAGATACTTTACGAACCGCTGATTTGGGTCGTGGATGCCGAGAAAGTTGCGGCTGCGATGTTCAGCATTGGGTCAGGTTCCATGCCCGTGAGCGTCATCTCGTAGCCTGAACGGTCACCGAATGCAGTACCAGTCCCAGCAGTTCCAGCAGATGCTTCCAAG